GAAGGACTGAATCAGATGATCGGCGCCGCCAGTATCATCATCCATCACCATCAGGACATGCGATGGTATTTCGTTCGCAAGATCCTCGAAGAAGTACAGGACGCGACTGTAAAACAATGCGTCAATCCTTTGACTGCGGCCAAGGTGACAAAATACGAGAAAAAGACACAGGTAATGGTATGAGCGAAATTGACGAGAAACAAGCTATTCAGATGTTTGTGCATGGCGGCAAGAAATTCATGGATGCCGCCCGCCAATTAGCTAAGATCGAGAAGAATAAAGGCTGGGACAGTGTTGCTAAGAATATGGAAGGGCTTTTAGAAAATGGGCGTAAACTGTTTTCGATGAAAGCGCAGACACGTACTGAAACGCTTATCATGGCCAGCCATGTGCAGGCTGATAGCACCAAGACGCAGCACTGACCATGGCTTCTACTGACGATCCAGATCTCGTAAAAAAGGCTAAAGATAAGGCCAAGAAAGATGAAGCCGGGCGGAATGCTGTCATAAAAAAAGTCATGAATGATACGCATGGCAGAGCATGGATATACGACTGGCTTTTACGTTGTCACATTTACCACACGCCCTTCACGCCGGGAAGTCAGGACATAACAGATTTCAATTGTGGAGAGCAGAATATCGGGATGATGCTACTCGCCGATGTTCAGAAGTCCACTCCTAATCAGTATTTAATAATGCTGAAAGAAGCGAAACTTCAAGAACAAGACGAGTAGCAATACCCATACTCAACCTTACCCGGCCCCGCCTGACAACGCCGTACCGAAACAAACAATACCCCGGCTTGCCATTCCACGCCTTGTAAATCCCAACTGTGCCAAACCCTACCTAACCCAACCATGCACAGCCATGCGCCACCGCACCCAATTATTCTTCTCTAATACTGAATCCGCTAACAGTAAAGCGGCCAAATGTAGGGCGGAAATCTCCCAGCCCTATTAGCCGCCCTGCATCGTTTAGAACGCTGATAGAGGCACGGGAGCAGGAATAACTTCTTTATTCTCCAAAGCATTCATCCACATCTCCGCATCGGTAGTGCGTATAAAGGTGCGGCTACCAATCTTCCGCGATAACAATTTGCCCTTTTTTATCTGACCATATGTTGATGTCCGAGTTTGGGAGTATTTATCCATAAATTCTTCGATGCTTAACAACTCTTTTTCAGCCATATTTGTTCCCCGCTATTGCATACAACAAATTAACATAGCGGGATACAGATGTCAAATACCCATAAAAACCCTTGATATTCAGTGTGTTATAAGGCATAATCGACCTAGAATTGAATTTTTGGGACGCAAATGGCCGAAGAAATTATCTCTGCTGCACCCGTTGTAACCGCTCCGGCGGCAGAAGTCTCCGCCCCTGTTGTTGCCCCTACTGCTCCTGTTGTTGAGACAGCACCTGTAATAACCCCGGTAACTGAAACGGCTCCTGCTGAAGCGCCTGTAGTCGCTCCGGCTGAAACCACGCTCCTTACTGCTGAGAAAGTCAAACCGACCGAAGCGAAGGCCGCTGAAGCTAAAACTGTTGAAACGAAGCCAGTCGAAGGCGAAGTTAAAACGGTTGAGGCTGAAAAACCTGTCGCTCCTGTATTTGAAGCTTTCAAGATTCCTGAAGGCGTTACAGTCGATGCTGAGAAAATCGGTGAGTTCACGAATGCGCTTGTTGAATTTGAAACTAAAACCAAAGCTTCGCACGAAGAAGTGCAGGCATTCGGTCAGAATTTAATCGACCGCCATATTAAAGGCGTGGAAGAAGCACAGACCAAGCTTCTCGAAAAGTTGATCGATGACGGTAAGAAAGAACGTGAGAGCTGGAAAGAATCTTTCCTGAAAAGCCCTGAGTTCGCCAACCGTACCGATACGGTGCTGAACTCGGCTATCGATGCTATCAATATTTATGGCGGATCGAAAGAACAACAGCAGGAATTTCGTGACCTGATGGCTTCTACGGGTGTTGGCAATCACCCGGCCATGATTCGTATGTTATCCAACATGATGATTGCTAAACCAGAGCCTAAGCAACTGGCGGCTCCCACCATAGCGAAAGCTGTGCCGAAAAGTCAGATAGAAAAAAGATACGGTACTAAATCATGAGCCACATCCTTCACATAAAAGCGGATGGGCGTAAAACGCCGATTGTGACTGAACAGGGTCGTGCGTGTATTAAATGCGGGGAAGAAAAATCTTGGGCTGAGTTTCATAAAGACATCCACGGGTTTAATCAGAAAACCGCGACTTGTAAGGCTTGTCGGAATGTTAAGGGGCGTCAGGTTTATAAAGAAAATCCCGAAGTGCGGCGTAGCGGGATGAAAAATCGTCCAGATAAATTGAAGCGTCTTTATGATGTGACTTATGAACAGATAGTAGGTGTTTTGGCGCACCAGAATGGGCGTTGCGCCAATGTCTCTTGCAGCAAAGAGATTTCATTAGACGTTAAAGGCCCAGTTAAGAATCGGGCAGTTATCGACCACAACCACACTACTGGTAAATTTCGTGCGCTTCTTTGCACTCCCTGTAATATGATGCTTGGTATTATTGAGACTAAAGAAAGCCTTATGCTCGGATTAGTAAACTACATATCTAAATATAACACTTAATAAGGAGTTAATTTTATGGCTTTTGGTGCCAATAATGCTTACCCGAATTTAATAGATTGGGCGAAATCGACAGACCCTAATGGCGATATAGCTGATATTGCTGAACTGCTCGCGCAGACCAATACGGTCATCAAGGACATCATTTGGCAGGAAGGTAATCTTCCTCTCGGCCATCGCACGTCAATTCGTGTCGGTCTGCCACAGCCTTCATATCGTCAGAACAACCAGGGTGTCGCTTCAACCAAGCCATTACAGGCTCAGTTCGATGTAGCCATTGGTGAATTGGTCGATTACTCCATGGTGGATAAATCGGAAGCTACCCTCAACGGTAACGTTGACCGCTTCCGTTTGTCGCAGGATAACGCGCACATTATGGGCTTTGGGCAGAAGGTTGCCAGCGACATTTTCTACGCTAACGAAGCGACCACGCCAAACGGCTTTACCGGCTTTTTCCCTTATTACAACACTGTTTCGACCGCTAACGCGCAGAGCGCAGTGAATGTGATCGATGCAGGCGGCACTGGCAGCTCGAACTGCTCGATCCTGATGACGGGTTGGGGCGATGAAACCAATTTCATGGTGTTCCCAAAAGGTTCTACCGCTGGTCTGCTTTATGAAAACAAGGGCGATGTAACGCCGCTGTACGATACCAATGGCTATCGTTATGAAGGTTACACCTCGTATTTCTGCTGGAAGCTCGGCCTTTGCCCGAAGAATTGGGAATACAACGTCCGTATCGCCAACATTGATACCACTTCTGCCGGTCTTGCTGGCACTGCTCCACCGGATCTGTACGTACTGCTTTCTGAAGCGGTCAATAAGTTCCCAACATTCACAATGCGTGGGTCAGGCATCACGGAAGTTGATAACCCAACCGATCCGTCTCCTGGCATTCTGCCAGCCATCTATTGCAACCGTATCGTTCGGACTGCGTTAGACGTTCAGGCGATCCGCGATAAAAACGTTCTGATTTCGATGAACGACTTCGCTGGTCAGGCCGTTATGAGCTTCCGCGAGGTCCCCATAAGGGTCAATGATAGCCTGATCGCAACGGAAAGTCGTGTTGTATAACAATAACTTAGCTCTAGTAAGGAGTAACTAAAATGGCTTTTACAGATTCACTGCTTCAGTTGTCGAATGCCCAGGCGCTTACCTCGACAACTGCTGCATCCACCAACATCTACGACGTTACGGGCGCAGGTTCCGGTAATGCACCAAACCAGAAGGTTGGCGGTACTTCCAGTTACGTGTTCGGCGCGGATATTGGCGTTGGGCGCACTATCTACGCATGGTTCGTAGTAACTACCGCGTTTGTTCTGGCGTCCAGCACGCCTACCTTGACATTTCAGGTACAGGCTGCGCCTTCATCGAGCAATAGCCCCGGCACTTATGTTACGCTGGCATCCAGTGGCGCATTTGCTGCCGCCGCTCTTACGCTCGGCGCAACGCTTATCCTGCCAGTTCCTCCTGTCGGCATGATCGCTAATGGCGAAACACTGCCACGGTTCTATCGCTTCAATTACCTGATCGCTACCAGCACTTTCTCCGCTGGTGCGGTGAGTGCGTTTCTTATGCTTGAACCGCCTACCGGTTTTGTTTCGACGCTCTAT